GGGAGCCACAGGCATCGTCAGCATGGGAGCGCCGTCAGAGGAAAGAGACATAGAAAAACTCCTTTCGATTTTTTATTCATCAAATCGTGGCCACGATGTTGATTTACCAAGCGATTAAGCAAACACTTTGCTTAAATTTTGCTTACTGCATCAAGCTCTGAAACTGCTTTGCCATTTCTTGCAGCTGGTTCAACTGCTGCTGGCTCATTCTGCCGGACTGCAACAGCTTTTCTACCTCCGCCTTCGGGTCGCCATGAAACGAGGCCCGGAACTGGTTGAACTGCTGCATCATCTGCTGGAACCGGCCTACCGGCGTGTTCCCGCCGCCTAAAGCGTTAAAAAAGGGGTTAGCCATCAGCGTCAGCCTCCTTCACCTTCTTTTTACCCTTCATGCCGTCCACAACCGCCGCCAGAGCGTCAAATTCTTCCCGCGTGACAAACTTCACCGGGTCTGCCGTGGACGCTGTACGGGGCGTTTCTGTGCGTTCTACGAGGTCGTAGATCGTGAGAGAGGGCTTGCCGCTGGCATCCGCCTGCTTGAGATACACCGTCGGCGCGGAGCTGTCCCACAAAGCCACGGCAGCATTGGGCGCGATCATCCAGTTTCGGGCCTCCTGTTCCCCACTGACCCACTGGACGCCGCTCTGCGCCACCGGGTTTTGCGGGGCCTGCGGCATCTGGGGTGTCATAGGCTGCATCTGCTGTTGGCGCATCTGCATGAGGTTATCCGGCATAGGCGGTGCGTAATAGGGATTTTGCCATCCGTAAGGTGTGTAAGCCATTTTAGTCATCCTCCTTGACCCAGTAATACAAGATGTTCTCGTTGCTGCTGTCCCAGCTGTCCCAGATCATGCCGTCGCAGACGCAGACCACATGGCCGGACAGCGCCAGAATATAGGTGCCTTTGGGGTGATCCTCCGCAAATTGGCCCACCGTGTAACAGTCCGGGCAGGTGTCCGGCACGATGTACCGCCGGTATCCGATGCTGCGGAGATACCGCCCCCAACAGGCGTTAGCCGACGGCATATCGCCATCCAGATACCCTTGGATGCAGAGCCGTAAATACACCTCGCCCCACTCCATCCCGGTTGCCTTAGAGATCGCCCGCACGGTGCAGTCCCCCACATTTTTCCCGCATGGATTGGGATTAAAGTGGCTATACATACTCCCTCCGATCATCGTAGAGCAGCTCGATCATGCGCACACACCGTTCCAGCTCCGCCGGATCGGTCTGCGCCACAATATCTCGCGCCAACTCCGCCGGATACCCGCAGGCCAAAAGCCGTTCATACATTGTGTGCGCCTCCTTTACACTTACATGATACAAAAAATCCGGACAGCCAAACTGCCCGGAAACTGCCTGTATTCTGCCCTCAAACTGCCCTGAAAATATTTTGACTTTTTTGCTTTTCTCTCTTGACACACCACCAAATTGGTGGTATTATAATAACAACAAGAGGGGCACAGCCCAGGAGGAAAATAAAAATGAAAATTACTGATGGAAAGAAAACCGTAGAAATCAAGATTCAGCGCTGGAATGGTTCCGGATATGATCCGGACTGGAGCCGCGATTATTTTACCGCTGGTTCCCTGCCCTATGATGAGGAAACTGATACTTATACCGTTGAGGATGTTGATTATTGCATCGAAATGGCCAACAACAGCACCTGCGAAGATGGCGCTTGCATCAAATATGACGAGGACGGAGTCCTTGTCCCTGACGAAGATATGGTCGTCTTTGTTGACGAACTGAATTAAGGAGGATATACCATGACTGATAAGCAGTTCAGCACCCTCTTTTTCGGTGCACTTGCCGACCAAGACCGGGACATGTATGTATCAGACTGGGCGCTATCTGACATCTGGGGGGATCCGGAAGGCGCTGACATCCCGGATGATCGGATCCAGTCCTTGGGAGCGTTGTGGGATGTGGCTCATATTACGATCCGCGAGATCAGAGCAGCCACTGGCTTGTCTCAGGTTGCTTTTGCCCAGCGCTTCTGTATCCCGCGCCGGACGGTGGAGAATTGGGAATCCGGGGCAAGCGCTTGCCCGGACTATTTGCGGATTTTGCTGGCGCAAGCCGTAGGGCTATACACACGGGGCTAAAATATGCGGCTCAAGGCGTGCGTAAAATGCGGGAAGTTTTTTCCCGCCATCAAAGTTGAGCAGCGTGTATGTGCGGAGTGTTTTGCGGCAGAGAGATCTACCACCATACGCCCCCGGACTTGCCGCGAGTGTGGCGCGACCTTTGACGGTGGCCCTCGGGCTTGGTACTGCCCCAGTTGCCGGGCCATCCGCAAAAAAGAGTCAGCTGCACGATGCCACAAAAGCGGAACAATCCGGCCTCTTGGCAGCATTGACTATTGTACGATCTGCGGGAAAGAGTATATTGTCAATTCGCCGCGCCAGCGGTACTGCAAAGACTGTGCCCCGGAAGCATATCGTCAGGCGGACCGCGAGGCATCCAAAAAATGGAACGAGGAAAATAATTATTATGAGCTGCGGGCACAGAAGCCGCGAAGAGGTCAAAAAGTCTGCGTGATCTGTGGAAAACCGATTTCCCCCGGAACCCCTCGAATCACATGCTCTGAGGAGTGTGACAGGCTCCGGATAAAATGGCATCAGGAGCGCACCCAAATCAGACAAGGGACCCGAAAAGCACCTACCACAGTCAACCGCTTGGACAAGGATTTTATGACGCAGCGCAAGAAAAAGCGGGAAGAAAAATAAGAAAAGCCGTGTCCGATTCGGACACGGCTTTTTCTTTTTTACCCCTGCATATCATCCGCGATTTTGGCGTAGGCCCTTCGCCTGATTTTCGCGAGGCCATCCACGCTCACATGCAGCCGCTCCGCCGCCTGTAGGCAGCTCTGGCCGTGGACATCCACCGCCAGCACCGCCGTCTCCTCGTCAGGCGGCAGGCCTACCAGCCGGACGGCCTGCGCCGCCCGAGCCGGGGCCATGGATGACAACAGCGCCCGGATCTCTCGGTTTGTTTTCTCCATGGGTTTTCCAGACTTGCAGAGCGCGTTTCCGCGTGGATGTTGCCATCTTCTGGCCCTCCTCTCATTTAATCCGGATAGCCCGGTCTGATCGCGCAGGTCACCAGCCCAACGCGCCGCGTCCGCCGCATGACGGCCCCGCCGTTGGCGTCGTTGCCGGTGCCGGTGTTGCCCTCAACGGTGCGCACGCTGCCGCCGTCCACCGCCGTCACAATGCCGCAGTGCTCGGTCTTTTTCCGCTTCCCGGAAAAGTCGAAAAACACGATGTCTCCCGGCTTATAGTCCCCCGTGACGATCTGCCCGGGCGAAAACGCCCGGTAGCGGTTTACAAACGCCGTGCAGCTGGCGGTTTTCCACAGGTTAAACCCGGCCTCCCGGAAAACCCACCACACAAACACCATGCACCAGGCAAACGCCTTGCCGCTGACCGTCCTGCCGTAATAGGCATCGTTGTACTTGACCTTGTTGGAGCCGGAGGGCATCTCAACGACGCCCTCCTGCCAACCCGCGATCCGGAGCACTGCCGCCCGGGTCCGGGGCTGGATAGTCTCCATTAGATCCGCACGGCCTTGGTGGGATGGCCGTCCTCGTCAAAGGTGATGCGGTAATGCCCCTCCGGCACCCAGACCTCCTCCTCGGTGTTGGCCTTGGCGGGGTTGAACTTCATGTAGTCGTGGAGGTGCTTCACGTCCTCCGGCTCGGTCTCGGCGGGGATGAAGCCCTCGGCCATCTCCTTCTCGCTCCAGCCGGTCTGGGGGCCGTCGGGGGTCATGGTGTAGTCCAAATGGAAGGTGGCGCCCGCCGCCTTCAGCTCTGCGTTGATCTCGCTGAGTTTCTTGCCGTTCTTCTTGCCCTCGTTGATGATGTTCTCGTAGATCTTTTCCATTGTGTAAGCTCCTTTCAAAATTTGATGGTCAATTTTACTGGTTCAGCTGCTTGCCGATCTGATCCACGCCCACGGCGGCCAGACCGGACACAATGCCCACGGCAATGGCGGTGAGGTAGTCCTGAGCGGGGAAATCCGCCATGAGGAACATGCCCGCCACCCCCAGCAAGCCGCCGCAGGCGCCCACGATAATGGGGATCCACTTGTTGTCTACCCCGGACGCCTTCACGGCCTGTCCGATCAGGTAGCAGATGACGGTGATCACCGCCACCCCAGCAATGCCCAATGTTCCGATGTCCATAAATTTACCTCCTACGTTTGTTTTTTCAGATCCTCGATCTGGTGGTTGATTACCTTAATTTGCTCCTCCATCACCGGCACCCGCTGCGCGAAGTGGTTGTGCTCCCGCACCTCCCGGGTCAGCTCGTCCAACTTGGCCTCCGTCACCGCCTGGGTCTTGCTGTTGGCGATCAGCACCCCGAAAAGCGTCAGCCCCCCTGTGATGAGGGCGCAGATAATCGTCTCTGTCATATCATTCTCCTTAACGTTGCAGATTAAGGTTGTGCGCTCAGGCTGCCTCCGTCCAGCCGTAGACCCCCGGTTCCCACACGTTGGCGTCAACATCGCTGGTCCAGTGCTTGCCGTTGTGGCTTACCTGCGCCCCCTTGGCGTAGGCGTCCGTGCTGCCCACCGGCTGGCTCCACGCGGGCCACTCCTCGGCGGGGTCAGAGATCCCCACCCACAGGCTGGGGGCCGCGTCCGGCGTCCAGGTCTCCTGGCTGGTGTGGTTTTGCAGGCAGCGGTACAGCTTCCCGTTGTGCTCCCTGATGTTGCCGGTCTTGTAATCCACCGGATAGGCCCAGGGGCTGAACAACTCCGTGTGCTCACTGGCCGTCACGGCGTCGATGCTGCCGGTTTCGCAGAGCGTCACAAAGGTGATGGCCGCAGCGCTCTGGGCGCTCACCAGCTCCGCTTCCAGCTTCTCCAGCCGCTCGTCGGTGGTAGGCGGCTCCGGCTCCGGGGGAGGCGGGGTATACGCCCCGCCGATGGCCGCGCCCGCATAAGCGGGCAGCGCCCCGATCTCCCCGGCAAAGTCCGCCTCGGCCACGATCATGTTGGCGATTACGCCGTCATCTACAATGCAGTATTCCATAGGCTACCTCCTTTACGCCGCGGATTTCAGGTGCATCCGGATGGCGATGCAGCCGGAGCCGCCCTTGCCTCCGGCACTGTAATTGCTTAAATAAGAACCGCCACCACCGCCGCCACCACCGTATCCGTTGACCCCCGGCTCGCCTTCATTTTTAGTAGCGTCTCCAGAGCGGCCACCTCCGTTTCCACCGTATCCTTTTCCGGTTCCTGGAGAACCAGTATTTCCATCACTATCGGAGCCGCTGCCACCACCGCCACCGCCGCCGACATATCCGGATTCGGAAAAAGATAAAAATCCCTGTTCGGTGCCGACAGTCCCATCAAATGCGTCATCGCTTCCGCCATTGCCAGCACCACCATTTCCATTTCCGGATCCTGCGCCGCCAAATGGTGTTCCGTATGCGTATTGGCCACCGCCACCGCCTGATGCTCGAACGTTGAGGAATGATGATTCTCCTCCATCGGTTGCTTTTTCGGCTCTTTTGCTCTCCCCTCCAGCACCAACAATACAGAGATATGGTGTGTTAATTTCAACGGCGATGCCAGTCTGAATTACACTGTGCCCACCACCACCGCCACCGCCGCCGCCTGATCCTCGATAGGTGCCAGCGCCATATCCACCGCCACCGCCACCGCCAACAGCATTCACATCAACAGTTTTAACGTTCCCGGAAAATGCAACGCTTTTGCTGGCCGTGATTTTCAGAAAATTCCGGGTTGTCAGCTTGATCGTCTTGTTGATGGTCGTGCCCTTGACCACGGTCACGGTCTCGCTGTAATCCTCAAGATCTGCATAGCCGCTGACCTTAATGACCTGAGCACCCTCACCAATGTAGCCGGTCACCACGCCGTTGGCGTTGGTGTACACCGCCTGTCCGCTCTCGCTGAGGATGCCCTGCACCCGCACCTCCGGGATAGGCTTGCCGGTGGTGTCCTGCACCGTCAGGGTGATGATTGCCGTGTTGGACATAATCAGCTTCAGCTGTCCGGCGATCCCGGCAAAGGCGTCATCCACCGTCCGGTCCGCCGCGCTGCCGAACAGGGAAACCTCCGTGGAATCCTGCAGCAGCGTGGCCTTCCTCAGTTCCGTACCGGGGTCTGCGGGGTCATCCTCCAGCGCCAGATACTCATAGCGCAGCAGGCTCCCGTCCTCTGCGTACACGCCGTAGCGCAGAGCGCCGTTTTCAAGCGCCCGCGTAGGGGTTCGATCTCTCATGCTCTCACTCCTTTGCTCCCGCACACCGTCACGCCGCAGTGGCGGACGGCTGTGTGGATTTGATTTAAAATGAAATTCAGGGCCAGCAAAATCGCCTCGATGCTGTTGGCCTCCGTCGTTGTCAGCCGCCGCATGGTCTCCGGTACCTCCGGGGTCCCCTCCGGCAGCCGGAGCACCCCCCGCACCGCCGCCACGTTGTCCCGATAGCGGGCCAACAGGGACACCGTCGGCACATCGCTCTCATACCACGTGTAGGGGTCCAGCGTCTCCGTCGGTTCCTCCGGGGTGTCCCCCGTCACCGCCGACCCCGCCGTGAAGCTGCCGGTTCCGGCGTTGCCGTAAAACTTCTGCCCGATCAGATCGTACAGCCCCACCGCCCCGGCAGCGTTTTTGCAGGGGATATAGTCCCGAATAATGGTATTTCCGTCATAAATCCGGCAATAATAGAGCACCATCGTTGTTTTTTCCTGAATCCCCCCGGCGCGGTTATTTGCAAAAAGTGCCAGATTGTGTGGGACGGAAAATGTCGAATTCCCCATAGTTAGAACAGGTTTCCCGTCCATAGAAATAATGTTTTTGTTAAAATCAACCTCATGTGGAGATCCGTTATTCAACCCGGAAATTGTTCCGGTTTCTTTTCCGTAATGGGTGAATCCAACGCCAAGCGCAAAGCCATCATCAGTCCAACCAAGATCTGCCCCAAACACTGTATGGCTACCGGTTTCTGACGTAGATAGTTTTATGAGTACACGCGAATCTTGGTTTGGCTTGAAGCCCGTATCCACATACTGCGCTCCCGTGCTCTGGATATACTGCACTTCTGTATACCCATCCGGCAATCGGCTGGAGGGCTGCGTGGAGCGTGGGAGCTTCACCCGCTCATACCCCGGCACGAGACAGCCCGCCCGGTTCAGCCGTGCCACTAAGTCCTCCATGCACGCGTCCACCCGGTTGAGGTCGGTGTAGTCGTAGCTGCCCTTGAGCATAGCGGTATTAAAGGCCGTCCGTTCCGCCTCCGTCCAGTCGGTCAGGGGCTTTTTCAGCAGCGCCTTGAGGGTGTCCGAATCGGACCGCGCCCGGTCTGTGATAAGGCTTGCATAATCAAAACTCATGCCGTCTCCTCCGCTTTGTCCCATGCAATCAGCACAAAGCCGTCACCGCCGGGTTTCCCCGGATGCCCCGGCCCTGGCTGTTTCGTAATAATAAATTTATAGCTGGTGTTCACCACATCCGGCTTCGCAGGGTTCGGCCTGACGGTGTATTTTTTCCAGTAGCCCTGCCCCGGATCGCCGCCCTTGCCGCCGGCAGCGCCGTCGCCAGTTCCCGGCAGGGGCTTTGCCACGCCGGTCCGGGCGTAGCTGTCGCCGCTGTTGATGTCGGTGTAGCCGTTGGCGTAGCGCTTGCCGTTGGCGGAGGAGTAAACCCCGAAGGTGCTCTCCTCGCCATCAAGCCCCGCCGCGCCCTTCCGGGTGGCTGGCGCGCCGCCCTTGCCGATGGTGACGGTGAAGGTCTGTCCCGCGTTGATGGTAAGGGAATCGTACCAGACTTTTCCGCCGATGCCGTCCTCGCCGTCCTCGCCGTATCCGGCAGCAACGCCCTGCCCCGGCATCCAGCCGGAGCCGTACACATAGCCGTCGGTGCCGTAGCCGCCGCCCTGACCGCCTTGCCCCACGGCCACCCGCAGGTGGGTGACTCCGGCAGGGGCCGTCCACGTCCCGCTCTCCGTCAGCACCACGGAGCGGGAATAGAGATAGGAGCCGTCTGCCTGTAGCAGCTTGCTCTGGCACCCTTGCAGCACGCCGCCCTGAATCTGGAAGCTCTGCATCATCCGCCGCGCCGTGGTGGCTTGGCTCTCATCCAGCCAGATGGTGTCCACGTCCCCGATCTCGGAGGATGGATCGCCCCGCCCGGTGGTTTCGATCACGTTGCCGCCGTAGCAGCTGAGGATCAGCCGCGCCGCCGCCAGCGCCTGCGCTGTGGTGTGTAGGAAGGGGTTCTGGATGGTGACGGTTTTCTCGCTGCTGGTAGAGTTGCCGGAGACCACATACTCCGTATCGTTGCCGTCAGCCAGCTTGAAGATCAGGCTGGCCAACTGGTCGTTGGCCTTCATCGTTGGATAGGCGGTGAGGTTGTCCAGCGTCACCTTGTTGCCCTCTCGCCACAGAGGCTCGGCGGTCAGGTCTCCGGTGGAGGCGTCCGCGCGAGGCCATGTGCCGGTTGCCTGACACACCCACCGGAGGATATCTCCGCACTTCTTGCCCTGGATGTCCGCGGCCGTCCGCACCGTCACCGGCAGGGCCGTGTAGTTCGGGTCCACGTGCCAGCGGCCCTTGAAATTCACGCCCAGCTGGGCCGCCAGCGCCCCGATCCAGCCGCCCAGCGTGGTAGGCAGCGGGGAGGGGGGCAAGAAGGTGCGGTCCGTCAGCAGCCCGATGATGTCAACGAGGGACCACTGCATGGTCAGGCTGTTGTCGCCGGTTTTCCAGCCGTCCCCGGACTGATAGAACCGGCCCACCTTGCAGCGCACCACCGCGCCGCTCTCCGTCCGGACGCCGATAAAGGCATCAATGCCCTGCCGCTCCTCGATGGACTGGAACAGGCCGTTTTTGCTTCGCGGCTCAAACCGCCGGTCCTTGTTGTCCATGGCAAGGCTCATGCTGCCATAGGGCAGTGCGAGGCACGAGAAGTCCCCCTGCTGCACCACGGAGAAGCTGGCCAGCATTCGGGGCGCCCAGCGCTCCACGGTTCCGGGCAGGATCTCCACCAGCCGCATCCGCCGCCCCGGCAGGCTCCACTTGCTCACCGTGACCTTGATGGCATCCGGCGTCTGCACCGTGAAGCCGGTGACAGCCACCTCTGTGGCCGTGTTGCCGGTGAACCGCTCCGTGTGGAAAACCTGCCCCGCCGTGATGATCTCAACCGTGAAATCAGCCGGAACGCCGTCCAGCGGATCCGTGGAGAAAAACACGCTGCACGCCTGAAGCACATCCACATCCGAGAAACTCTGCTGCACCCATACCGGCTCCTGAAAAGTGCCGTCGTCTCCGCTGATGGCCTCCGTGGCCACCGCCATCGGGGCCTCCACCTTGAAGTCCTCCGGGAAAATGTCGAACGTGCCGTCCAACAGCCACCGCCCCCGCTCCAGCGTGGCGTAGCGGGCCGGGGTGTCGTAGCTCTTGTCATGGAGCTCCTCGGGCTTGCTCCTCGGGCTTGCTCCACGGAGCCAGCCCGCTGGAGGTTACCTCGCCGTAGGCCATGTCCGGGTCGGAGATGTCCACAACCGTCAGCAGTTCGATCCGCCGGGGACTGCCCACGATGGCCGCTTGATAGGCGGGAGACGTCTTAATCATGGGGCTCCACCTCCCGGAGCGTAAACGCCAGATTGTGCCACAGCCCAACGCCGCCCTTGGAGAAGGCGAACGTAGGCTGGGTGATGGAATCCAGCAGAAAATAGCTGGAGACCATCTCGTCCCGGTCGTCCGGCAGCACGGAGGCAAGGAACGGGCCGCCGCTCCGCAGCACCGCCAGCACCTGCCGCAGCGTCGTGTTGCCCATGTAATCGAAGGAGTAGGACGCCTTCCAGATCTTTCCTCGGGTCTCCACCACCCGCCGGCCGGAGATCATGTCCACCTGCACGGACAGATCCTCCTCCCAGCAGGAAAACCGGTCCTTGCTGCTCTCCGGCAGCAGGATCCCGTTTAAAATCAGCTGCTTAGTCATCCAACACCTCCGGATTTGCTCTCTGCACCGTGCGCAGATCGTCAATGCTTGCCCGGTAGAACTCCACGCCGTTGATATACAGCGGGATCTCCACCCGGTAAACGCCGCCTCCGGCCAGTGCCAGCCCGTTGACCATCCCAGCCGCCGCATTGTAGACGGTGTCTACCGTCGGCGTGGGGATGGCGTTCTGGATCCCGGAGGAAACGCGCTGCATCTGCCGCTCGAAGCCCTGACCAAGACCCAGCGCCATATTCTGACCGATTCCGGCAAACACCCGAGAGGGCGAGTGGATCCCCAGCACGCCCTTGACGCCGTCCACGAGGCCGCCGACAAAGCCGGAGACCTTTTCTCCGATCCAGCTGGCCATAGCCTTGATGCCTTCCCACAGGCCCCGGACAATGTCCTTGCCTACCTCGATGATGTCCGGCAGGGAATCCAGAAAGGCACTGATAATGGTATCTACCAGCGCCAGCGTGCCACGGAGCAGCTCCGGCAGGTTTTGCGCCAGACCCTTTACCAGAGATACGATCAGCTGGACGCCCAGCTTCAGCACCTCCGGCAGCTTTTCCGTAGCATAGGCCACAAACCTTGTGATCATGTCCGGCCCCTGCTCCCTTACGGTTTCTGCAATGTTCTTCACCACGGACTCAATGACCGGCAGCACGTTTTTCGCCACGTTTCCGGCGCTCTGGATCAGTTCCTCGGTCAGAGCGCCGATATCGGCGTTCTGATCGCCCAGACCCGTGACAAAATTCTGATATGCCGCCTTCATGGAGTTGATAGAGCCCTCCACGGTGGTGGATGCCTCCAGTGCCGTAGTACCGGTGATCCCCATTTCCGTCTGGACCGTGTGGATGGCGTCCACAATGTCCGCGTAGCTCTCAATGCTGTAATTGGTGTAGTTGCCCTGAGCGGCATTCAAGGCGTTGGCATCGTCGATCAGCCGCTGCATTTCCTCCTTCGTGCCGCCATATCCCAGTTTCAGGTTGTCCAGCATGGTATAGTTCTGCTTGGCGAAGCCCTGATAGGCGTTCTGGATGGACTGCATGTCCGTGCCCATCTTGTTGGCGTTGTCCGACATATCCGTGAGCGCCAGATCCGCCTTTTTAGCCGCGGCTTCCGTGTCATTGCCCATGGACTGGAGCAGCGACGCGGAGAAGCTGGTCACCGTTTCCATATAGGCGTTGGCGGAAAGGCCCGCCGTTTTGTAGGCGTTCTCCGCGTTTTTGATCACCGTGTCGGCAGAGCTGCCAAACAGTGTTTCCACGCCGCCCACCAGCTGCTCATACTCACCGTAGCCCTCAATAGCGCCGCTGATGAGAGACTTGATCCCGCTGGCCACTGCCTTGACACCGGAGACGATGGCATTGCCAAGCAGATTTGCTTTTAGCACATCGCCAAAGATGCTTGTTTTCTGTCCGGCGCCGTCCATGGCGTCGCCTACGCCCTCCACGCCGGTCTCCAGCTCGTTGAGCTGCTTTTTCGTGCGGTTTACATCGGTGGTGGCGTTGTTCAGCGCCTGCTGCCACCGCTGTACCTCACTGCTGTTTTCAGAGTAGTTGGCCTTGGCGTAATCCAGAGCCTTCTGCACCTCGCCCAGACGCTGCTGCTGGACCTCCAGCTGCCGGTTCAGCACGTCAGACTGCGCCGCAAGCTTTTTCTGACTGTCGTTGTCAACGTCAAAGGCGGAGGTCACCGCCTTCATCTCCGTACCAAGGGTTTTAAGCTGCTGTCCCATGGTTCGGAGGGATTCTCTAAATTCCTTTTCGCCGTCAATGCCGATTTTGGGGCCAATATCGACCGCCATCGTCTCACCTCACATTTGGGATAATTTCCTCGTCTGTCAAAGTGTGCTTGGGGGTAAAACCCTCCCGCTTGATCTGCTCAATGGCGATGTAGTCCAGCAGCTCCCCAAACGGCACATCCAGCGCCTCGGTGTAGGACAGGCCGACGGCCATTCCATACCACAAAAACCACTCCGGCGCTAAGGGGCCGCCGGAGTGGTTTCCGCGTTTTTTCCGGGGTCCGCCTCCACGTGAGTCTCTCTGCCGGAGACTACTGCCTCCGTGATTTTTGTCCGGAGCTGGCCGAAATCGCTCAGATCCATCACGTCCAGCAGCTCATCCGCTGTTAGCGGAGGCGCGGTTTCCAGCCCGTTAATTTTGGCATACCGGGCGCCGCCGTCCATCATGGTCGACAGCAGCCACACCGCCTCATCCAGTGCCTTGAGCGGGTCACCGGCTGAGAGTGCCGTATCAATGTTCTCCACGCCGCCGTAGCGTTCCGTTACTGCCCGGACCACCCGGGCGGAAAAGCACAGCAGGTGCGCCTTTCCGCCGATCTCAATACTGGCCGTTCTCATGCGGCGATCCCCAGCCGCGCCTTGATATAAGCCTCAGCCTGGGCCTCCGTGGTAAAGGTGGCTTCCTTTTTCCAGACGTGAGTGGCGGAATCATCCCGCATGATGGTGCCGGTCAGCTCCGGCGTCTGCCACTCGATGGACTCGCCCTGCGTGGTGGCCGCGTCCTCCGGCACGGAAAACATGACCTTCGGCAGCACCACGCCCCGCCACTTATACGCGCCGTTGACTTTCTTCTTGATGATGAACCCAACGCCCAGATACGGGGTCACCTGCCCATCATCATAGACCAGCTCCTTCACGGAGGTATCCGTCACGCCATCGATCCCGGTGATGGCCTGCTCCGTCAGGCCCAGAATGGCCTTGCTGACCTCCTGACTCAGATCGGTAGTGGACAGGGTCAGGGTGCCGTTGGCAAAACGGCGGTCCGTTTCCGCCAGTCCGTTGTCGCCATAGAGGTTGTTGTCCTCCGTAGTCTCAATGGAGATGTTGGCCTCCGTTGCCTTACCCATTACCGCACCGTCAGAATAGCTCACCACGCCGCCGGCTTCGGCATAGATGGCGTAGTAAGGCTTGCTCAAACCAATGGTTGCCATGTACGCTCCTTTCTCGCGGTCCGATTCGGACACGCGATTACTTCATAATTTTGTTGATCTCGGACTCTGCCCGCTTTTGCATGGCGGCAAGCGCCTGCTTTTTCACCCGGCTCACAGCCTTGCCTACAAAACGGTTTTTGCTCATCCAACTGGTACCGCTTTCAATGGCCCGGGCAACCATCTGATTCGGCTGACCCTGAGGCCAGCGCTTGGAGCGGATGTTGTTATACCCGTCAAAGCCGATTTTGACGTTATACATTCCGTCATTGTCCTTCTGCATGGAGGTAATGCCCAGGGTTCCCAGCAGCGCAGCCTTTTGCGTTTTCTTGGGTCCGCGGACTGGATTCTTCTGCGTGCCCCAGCCCTCGTCTGTGGGAACAGTCTGCAATTCTGCCCGGATGGCATCAGCCACAACCTTTGCTCCGTCGTGGATAGCAGGGCCGCAGACCTTTTCCACAGCCTCTTTTTCCAGCCGGGTGAGCTTCAGCATGTATTCCTCGCCGCTTTTAAACGTGATGGTTGCCATCAGGACACCTCCCACACCCACTCATAGTGGGTAAAGCCGGTGTCCGCCTCGTACTGGACGGAGTTTAGCGTCCAGGAAATGCCATGGACGCTGAAGCTCTCGCCCAGCTGCTCCACCCAGGGGTCAAATTCGGACTTGGTAAACAGATCCGTGGTGCCGGTGACGGCGGTCTCATCGTGGCCGTTGTCTCCGGGAAGATCATGGCTGCCGTCCTCCTGCCACACAAAATAGCGGTCGGATTTGAGCCGGACGGCGTGGCTCACTGCGTCTGTCACCGCCCGGTGGGCGGCGATCACTCGCTCATACCAGGTGGTCATGGGGTACCTCGTATTTCTGCTCGATCCGCAGCAGCGTCAGATCCATGCTTTCCGGAAAAACGTCGGTTGTTGTCTGAACCAGATCGATGCGGTACTGCTTGCCGTCCTCCGTCACAGCCACGTCCTGGCTGCTCACGCCGGGGACCCGTGGGACCCGCAGCACCCGCTCGATCTGAGCCTGATTCTGCCGTCCCTCGTAATACCGCTGGATGCCAAGACGCCGCTCCTCGTACCGCAAAGCGGCCTTGAATGTCAAACCCTCCACAGGCTTATAGCCCGGCTCCGCCGTATCTGCAACGGCATAGACCTTGACCAGCCCATCAGAATAGGTTTGCGTTACCTCGCTGTCACGGCGAGGTCGATACGGCGCTTTCCATGGCATACGCGCTCACCCGCCTTTCGCTCTGCATGCTCAAAATGAGAGATTGATAGTTGTTTTCAAACACGTCCAAAGCGCTGTCTCTGGCGTAGCGGACGTATTCCATCAGCAGCGTCCGGGCGTCGCCGTCCGCTGTATAGTCCTGCGGGCTTCCGGCCTTTTTGTCCAGGTACCCCATCCCGGAGGCGATGAGCCCGGATACTTTGGTATCCGTGGCCTCATCGCTCCAGGTGATGTTCAGGTAGTTCTCCACATCGGACAGCAGGCCGGGCGGCAGGCTGTTCCGATCCGCCATCAGCTCTTGGTAACGGTGACCGTGTAGGTCTTCTTGGCGGTGCCGTCAGCGGCGGTGACGTTGACCTTCACCGTGTTGCTGCCGGTCTGCCAGGTGGCGGCGCTGCCGTTGTCGATCTTGCGGTTGTTCACCAGTACCTCGATCTCCGCGCCTGCGTCAGAGGGGACGGCGGTCACGGTGTTGGTGGCGTTGGTGGTCTCCGCCGTGTAGGTCACGGTGCTGGAGGCAAAAGCGGGGGACAGGGCCAGAGAGCCAATAGACAGGGCGCTCAGAGTGGCATCGTCAGAGGGTGCGGTCTCCGTCACCTGCGTCACCTTCCAGGTGGCGGGCTTCAGGCCGGAAATATCCAGCAGCAGGAAGGCGTTGTTGTCCAGAGGCATACCGTTGGCGTAACCCTTGATAAGGTATACCCGCTCGTCCTCCAAGAAATGGTAGTGGTCGCTGTACTCAATGCGGCCATTGGGTGCGGTGCCCGCCATAGCCAGATAACGGTTAGAGAGGCCCATCACCGCCTTGCCCCGGCTCAGTGCGGGGGTCTGAATAATGGTCATGGGGTAGGGCATCACATCGTTGCGATAGGTGCCGTCGGGGGCCATCAGCGTAGTGGCGGGCATTACCGTCTGGTAATAATCCTGCGGGTTCACCAGCAGTAGGATGTTTTCCACACGGCGGGCCTTGCCGTTGGGGTCTGCCGCCATCAGGGAGATCAGGTTGCCCACGGTGGCGGGGCTGAGATCCCGCACCTTCACGGGGGTCTTCTCGGGATAGGCGTTGCCGGAACGCACCACATTGTCGCCAACCTGACGGGTCATGCCGATGGGCTTCTTGTCACCGTCGCCGGTCACGATGCCCGCCTCCATGCCGTTGGCGAATGCCTCGTACAGCACCTCGCGCACATAGCGGTCCAGCCACTCGGGGCCAAGATCCAGCATGGCCTTGCACACCGGCAGGAATGCGGAGAGCTTCAGCAGCTGGGCGGGGATCTTCTTAAAGCCGGAGGTCAGTTCCTTGACGATGTCGTCGCAGAGATCGCCCCACGCCGCCTCCTCATGGCCGTTGGTGTTCACCATGATCTCCACGGCGCCGCCGGTGGCCCGGAAGTTGATGCGGCTCAGCAGAGGGTGATTGGTCTGGAGATCCTCAAAAACGGAGTCGATCACCGTCTTGGGCAGCACGGCGTCCATGCCGGTCACGGCCTGCCGGGGATCAATGGACTTCATGGCCTCGCCCAGTTTTTGGTAGTAGGCGTGCTCCTCGCCGGTAAGCTGGTGGACGCCCCGGGCCGTCAGGATACGGCTGTCCATTTCCTGGCGAAGGTCGGCAAGCTGCTGCTCATACTCCTGCTTTACGTCCAGGCCCACACGCTGGAGCATTTCGTCAAAAGCCGCCTGGAAACCGGCAGGGTCATTGTCGGCAACGGCCTTCTGGATGAGGGTGCGGAGCTCCTCGCGGCTCCGGATGTCATTGTTCTGCATAGTGTTCTCCTTTCATTTTTAGCCAAACAGGCTCATAATACGGTTTTTCTGCTGGGGTTCGGGCTGAGGCTCCGGGTCTTTCGGGTTAGAGGCGCAGGGCGGTTTAGGACCAGTGTCCGCCGTCAACTGCCGTAGCTGAGCGGCAAGGCTTTTCTGCACGGTGATCCGCTGCTCCAAGGTCAGGTTGGCCTTTTGCAGCAGAGCCGCAGCCTGGGTCATGTCCGCGTCCTTTTCCGCGTAGCGGTCTGCCAATCCCAGCTCCATGCACTGCTCCGCCGTCAGCCAGGTCTCCGCATCATACATTTCCTTCAGGGTATCCGGGTCCAGCTTGTCACCGGCCTTTTGGAGATAGGCTTCCATCCCCGCCTGATTGATGGTGTCCAGATTGTCTGCGGCCTTTCGCAGCTCAGCTGCGTTTCCGTAAATACCCATGCTCATGTTGTGGATCATCATGAGGGCGTTGCGCGGCATCACCACCGTGTCGCCGGCCATTGCGATGACCGAGGCGATGGAACAGGCAAAGCCGTCCACATACACCGTCTTGTGGGCGCTGTGCCGCTTGAGCTGGTTGTAGATGGCCGTGCCCTCAAATACACTGCCGCCGTAGCTGTTGATGTACACGGCGATCTCCGTCGCCTCCGGATGCTCCGCCAGAGCGTCCCGGAAGGCGTTGGCGCTGGTCTCGCTCTGGATCGTCTCGTCGGTCCACCAGTCATAGCTGTCGCCCTCCACATCTCCGTAGATGTAAAGCTCCAGTGTCTTGGCGTCCTCCGCCCGCTGCTTCAGCGCCCACATCCTCCGGTCCTTCTGCTTGGGATTACTCATTCCCGCTGTCTCCTTTCTGTGCATTCATCTGCTGCGCGGCTTCTTGGATCCGCGCGATGTTCAAAGTCAAAAAGTGCTCGTCGGCCCACGGCTCGTTGATGGTGGCCTGGTTGGCCGCCCGCAGCACATCGTTGACCGAGAAGGCGCCGCTGCCCACCAGCTTTTCCACGTTGGCCGCATTGGCAAACATGTCAAAGTGGAGGATCGCGGAGGAATCGACCCGGACAAAGTTGCCCTGCTTCCAACCGTCAAAGCCATACCGCTTTCGGGTGATTTCCTCTTGGAGCTGATCGCAGATGGGGTCAATACACTGGGTCAGAAAACGGCTGTTGGCGTCCGCTGTGCCCTGAACGGTGCCGTTCACCAGCACAGCGGGGATCAGAAAGCCCCGGGCGGTAAAATCGAAAATGTCCTCGATCAGGTTCCGCACGTCCCGGCTGTCGCCCACCTTGCCATCGCCAGACTTGTTAACCTGCTGATAGTCGTAGCCGTCAAACTCCGGGAGCACCGCCGCGCCGCTGCCAAAAAACGGTTTGATCTGCTGCTCGATGATCTTGGCAAAATTTTGCTCAAAATCCTGCGTGCCGGATGCGATCTGATTGACATGGACCTTCCAGTGCTGCCCACGCTCCCACTGATAGCGGCTCATAGCCGCTGCCACCAGCCGCATGTAGGACTGGCACAGACCGTCCACCACCGGGCGCATGGCGTTGTGGTGGAGTTTTAAATGCAGCACCTCGTTTTCCCGGAAGGTTTTTTCATAGGCGGTGTCGCCCACCGTCACGTTGATGTACTCATTCATCCGCATCGGCCAGAAGGTGTTCTGCTGCCAGCTGTCCGCCACCATCACCGCGTCCATGCCGTCCCGCCGCTTACTGGAGATCACCAGCGCTTCATTGTCCAAAAACAGCTTGGCGATCAGTTTGTGCCAGAAGGCGGAGCTGTTCTGGTTCACGTTGGGCTCCACGTTCCACAGGTAATACTCCTGCTCCTGGATCTCCTCCCGCCCCCGGAAGGTCTTTACCTCGCAGCGGCCCACGGCGTTGGCCACCATGTTTACGCAGGTCCAGAAGGAAAGCTGCCGCGCCTGGAAGTCCTCTGCCGCCGCCAGCAGCTCTTGGCAGGAGATTTCCGTCGTGGCGGTTCGCCCGCCCTTTCCCGCCAGCCATTCAAAAAATCTCAATCCCATAGTTCAGCCTTTCTCCGGTCCGATTCGGACCGTTATAGTCTGATGGCCCCCATCAGCGGGGCCGCCAGCGGAGCGCCGGTGCCCAGCAGCGGTTCGATCGTCATACTGGCCACCAATGCCATAAAGGGGTCTGTCTTTCGGCTTTTTGCCTCGATTTTGGCGTAGATAAAGTTTCCGGTATCGACCCCCTGCTTCCGTGAGCTGCGGACCCGCTTGGTGTTGTTCACGCCCCATCGCAGGTGAGGCTGATCGCCCCAGTAAAACAGCTCCCGGTCGAAGCATTCCTGGATCACCGGCTCCACCTGCATAATGTCTGATGGCCGCACCAGCTTCACCCGGTTCTTGTCCGCCGCGTCAAAGCCGATGGCCCGCATACTTTCGGAAACCAGCGTCCACCGGTAGTGGTCCATTGCCAGCGCCTTGATGTTGTAGCATCTGGCAGCGTCCTGGATGTATGCCGCGATCAGATCAGGGCTGATGCTCACATCATCCACCGCCGTCAGGTGTCCTTCCTTCGCCCACGTCTGCCACGGAGCCTTGATCCGCGGCAGGGTTTTGGATTGCAGGCAAACCCATGCGTGGTTGATGTCAAACCGGTCTGCGCCTCGCCGGAAGTGGAGGTTGACTGCCGCCCAGTCGCTCAGCTCCGCATAGTCCAGTCCTACCGTGCAGGTCCAACCACGCAGCTCAGGCTGTGGCTTATTGGTTTTGAGGATTTTTTCATAGTCCGTCACGCTGATCTCCTGAAATCCGGCCCGCAAGCCCATCCGCTTTGTCAGAAAATCACCGTTTTGCTCCGGGTGCTCCACCCAGTCCCGGTATTCGTCTGCCGTCTCCTGAAACAGATCCGGCAGATAAAACAGGGATGGATTTGCCATGTACCAGTTTTCCGGATCATGGATCTGCTCCCGGGCTTCCAGGCAGCAGATGAAGGGAAGAAAGCCGTTGTCCGGCTCGTTTTCAAATAAGATCCGCCGTCCTCTGGCCAGATAATCGTCCAAAGGCCCGTCATTGACTTCGCCGTTGGAGGTAAAGATCCCCACGCGGGGCTGAGCCACCTTGCCCTGGCCGGTAATAAACACCTTGATGTTGTTGTAGTTTTCAAACTGATGGACCTCGTTAAAGATCACCATGCCGGAGCGCATACCGTCCCGTCCCTTGGGGTTGTTGGTGCGGCCCTTGACCACGCCCCGGTTTTTCCGGCCTTGCACCAGCTCCTTTGTGTGGTAGTAAAACCGCTTCAGCTTTGCTTCGCTCTTGGGAAGCTCCAGCGTGTTCACCAGATCCAGCACCGGCGTCATGGCCTGCTCCTCGTTATTGGCGCAGATGTCTACGTTGTAGCTGCCCACCGGATTGTAGGGAGAGGTAGCGCACATGGAGATAAATGCGATAAAACCGTCCTTTCCCGCGCCACGGCCAACCATGGAAAACAGGGTCTTCCACCGTGGCCGTCCGTCAGCGGTGTAGGTGCACATCCAAAGCGACGTCAGAAACTGCTCCCACAGGAAAAGCGCTTTATACGGAAAATAGCGGGACAAGCTCAGGTACCGCCGAAGTTGCTCTGTATCCACCCGCAAATCTTCTGTCTCAAAGCACCGCCGGATATGCGCCGCCAGGGCGTGCTGCTCCGGGCAGGCTCGGGGCTTGTCAGCCTCCACCGCCTCCAGATACGCCTGGACCTCCGGCGGCAGCTTACAGCTCATCGTCCACGCCTCCCGGCACGTCCGACTTTGCGGCGGCGTCCTTAAAGCCCAGTGCCGTCCATACGGCCAGCATTTGCCGGGCCACCTGAATTTCCAAAGATACGCTGCGGTTTTCCGTAATGCGGCCCCGGTCATCTATCACGGAAAGACCGCGCTCAGCCACATCCGTCTGCAATTCCTGCCGCCGCACCCAGAAGTCCAGATACTCGTCCACCTTGTCGGTGTATGCTTTTTCCAAAAGGCCTCTGGCTTCCAGATTGTCCAGCATGGACTTTTTCAGTTCCCGGTACTGTTTGGTTTTTTTCCAGTCTTTTGCCTGCTCCATAAGGCTCCTCCTTTCCCGCTTCTTTCCATCCGGCGCACACGGCGGCTCTCGCATGGCAGCCAGAGCCGCCGACAGGAGGATCAAACCCGCTGCGGCGCAAGCGCCGCCGTGCACACCGGAAGTATGTGTCCGAATCGGACCGTGCCGCCCCACCGCGTCTACATCAATACCCCGCGCATCCAGCGCAGGCCTTCGGCGCAGGCAGGGCGGCAGCTCCGGCCCATGACCCGGCCTCCGTGGTAGGGCACGGAGACCGGAAGGGAAGAAAGAGTGAAGCCGGCACAGGGGCCGGGTCACAAGCCGGATCGTGTTTTTCCCTCAGCCAAAATCAGGCCTGGGCTCTACCGGACCCTGATAGCTCTATCTGGACGCCTTCGGCAACCGAATCCCCTTCTGTGTCCTTGAGCCCGGCAGAATCATTGCCGCGCCCGCGCCGCCTGCGCGTCGCGGCAATG